CCAAACTGGTCAAAGAAGTCGAAAAAATGAGTAATGCAAACGCTTCAGGTGATGAGCGTCTGTGGAAACTCGAATGCGATAAGAGCGGTAATGGTTATGCCGTAATCCGTTTCCTTCCTGCTCCTAATGGCGAAGATCTGCCGTTTGTGAAACTCTATTCACACGCATTCCAAGGTCCTGGTGGTTGGTATATTGAGAACTCTCTCACCACCATGAATCAAAAAGATCCTGTGTCTGAATACAACACGATGCTGTGGAACAATGGCACCGATGCTGGCAAAGATCAGGCACGTAAGCAGAAGCGTAAACTCACCTACATTAGCAATATCTATGTGGTGAAAGATCCTGCCAACCCCGAGAACGAAGGTAAAGTCTTCCTGTATAAGTTCGGTAAGAAGATCTTTGACAAGATCACTGCCGCAATGCAACCTGAGTTTGAAGATGAAGAAGCAATCGATCCCTTTGACTTCTGGCAAGGTGCCAACTTCAAACTGAAGGCAAAGAACGTTGCTGGTTATCGTAACTATGACTCTTCAGAGTTTGCCCGCCAAGAAGCACTGCTTGATGATGACGATGCAATGGAAGCGATTTGGAAGAAAGAATATTCTCTTCAAGACTTTGTTGCTCCCGATCAATTCAAGTCTTATGATGACTTGAAGAAGCGTATGGATTATGTGCTCGGTAATAAGGGCACTCCTCGTTTCCAAGATCAAGAAACAATCGAGGAAGAAGAAGAGTTTCGTCAGCAGAATCGTGGAGATGTAGCACCTTCTGTTCCCCAATCACTCAAAGATGAACTTGATAGTCTGAGTTCTTCTAAAATGACTGAAGATGAGGACGATGATGCAATGTCCTACTTTGCCCGTCTTGCCGAAGATTGATAGAGTTGGGGAGGGAAACCTCCCCCTTTTTTATGCAGGTGGTATGGTATTTCTAGTATTCTCTGTTATAATTAATCTTTCATCAATGTATTGAGAAGAAGTTTGATAAGTCATGATTTGTCTCATGTCATTCAAGAATTGTTGTAAGTATCTTGGTTTTAAAAGATATATATTAGATTTTTCTTGATTTTTTCTAACTTCGTATTCATAATTTGTAATTCCTCTGACTGGATTTAATTTTTGTGCAGTATAATCATCTGGATTAGGAATTTTAAAATCGCTATTAACTTCTTTTCCTTTTGGTAAAATTAATCGACCATTATTATCTTTTACTTCAGTTGTTTCATAGTGGTGAATTGCATTGATGTCATCATACTTATTATTAGCGTATTCATATAGATGATAATTTGATAGAGGCCATTCATCTCTTATGTTAACAATACCTGCAGTCATTATAACAACCCAATCTAGTTCTGCACTTCCATATAATTCTTCGGCAATCGTGTCTGGTCTTGCACCTTCTACAATTTCATACTTATTAAACAAAGTAAAAACATTTTGGAGGTCATCACGAAGTTTGTTTCTTCTAAAAAGATTTTTTACCGCAACGTATTGATCAGAAGTATTTCTATTTGTCAGTGGTGATTGATAAAGTAAATTTGGTAGTTCTCTGAAATATCCCATTTTAGTATCCTGTTCCGCCTACGTCATCGTGATCACTATAATATACTGGTGATAACTCTTGAAATGCTAATTGCATCGTACTCGAAACTGGAGCACCATCAGCATAAGTAGCATAATTTCCTTCACCAGTATAATTAATGCTCATATTTGTGAGAGCACAAAGTTTAAACCTATTTAAATAATTACTTCCCTTACCAATATATGATAATTTAAAAATATTCGGAGTTTGCATAAACTTATCTCCTGGAGATGATATTGGACTCATGTTTTGTTTAAAAACCCTCATGATATCTTTAACCATCACTGCTTCTTTTTGATATCTTGGAGTGAATTTAAATTCGAAATTAAATTGTCTTAAAGTTGGACCACTAAATAATAATTCCATATTTGGATTTATTATTGATCCAGTTGCTCTTGCAAATAATTGATCTGTGCTTACGTTTGCTCCTAGACTAGAAACTGCCTGTGAAGCAAAAAATAACCGCAACGCAGCTTGTACTTTTCGATCTTGCGCTATTTTTGCAGCATCAATTGTACTTGATGCTAATGATGTTGCTAATTCTTCTGGACTACCAGAAGATATTCCCTTTAGAGCAGTGCCAATAGCAGCAGCATAAAAATTGTTTAAATTACTTTCGCCAAAATTTGTTGCATTAGTATCAGATACTTGTCCAGGAATTGGTAATATTATTGATCCCAACCGATTTTCTGCAGTAGGATTACGAGCACCTCCAACAAATGGGTTATCAAAAGCATTCTGGTTTCTTACATTAATTATTGTAGTTCCCTTTTCAATATAATCGGTTCCATCTTTATTCTTTTCAAATACCTTTACTTGCTCTCCTGATGTATAACTAATACCTTCTGATTTTTTTCTTTCATACTTAATAATATCAAATTTTATATGATCTTGATCAAGATTAATACTTGCTATGGGATATCTTAAATTTGATTCTAATTTTTTTATATTACGTCCAGCACCCAATTTTTCTATTTTGGGATCTTTATTGTAATCAGCATGGTCTTCTGTTATTCCCTCTCTACGACCATCAGGACCATAAACATTTCCAAGCACTTCATAGTATTGGGGGTTGCCAGCATTATTAGGAGTATTATTAGGAGTATTATTAGGAGTAGGTCTGGGTCTTCCTCCACTATATCTTGTTCTACTTGCTCCTGTGTATGTCATTATCGTTTTTTCTAACTATTTAGAATGAATTTTTGAATTGGAAGCTCTCTTGCATCTGCAAGCTCATCTGGATATATTTGGTATAATGATCCAACAACTTCTTCCCAAGAATATTGACGATATTGTCTCCAGTGATAATTGATTCCACGAAATCCCCAACGAAATATATCAGTAACTGCCACCAAAGGATTTTGATCGTATTGTATTAGAGGAGTTTTCGGTCTATAAACAAATACATAATACTTTCCAACATCTGGAACAAGCGTAGAGTCACTACTAAGAGCATTCATTAATTCCATCATGATATCATCGGCATCTTCTGTGCCAATTAGATTATCAACCACTCCACGAATGCGATTGCTATTAATGTCTGTTGGATATCTCATTTATGAATTCCCAATTCGTCTTCGGTGATTACTTTAAATTCCCATTGACGATCTTCACAGAAATCTTTTGCTGCTCTCCACTTTGCCTGATTTCTTACATACTCTTTGACTTCGTAAATATATCCTTTAGTCTTTCTTTTTGGTCTTATTGGTTCAACACACTGCTTTTTGGGTTTTACCTCAATTAGCATTTTTTTAATTGCACCATTAGATTCTTTTACTTTGATGTAGAAGTCAGGATAGTAACGATGAATTCTATTATCCAATGGTGAACGATAAGGGAGTGCAATTTCTTCACTTGCCCATTCTAAAATATTTTCATTCTTATCACAATAAACCATAAACTTTCGCTCCCATAGAGAACGATATACTATATTTGATGGATTACCTTTATATTTTTTAGGAAAGGATGGTTGGTATTTTCCTTTATATGCCATCTAAATACTTAATAATGTAGGATTCGTATAAGGTATTTAGGATGCCAAGGATAAATGACTTAAAAGTAGGTGCTATCGAAAGAAGTCAAATTACCAATGTATCATTATCGAATTATTATCAAGTTCATATGACTGGACTTTCGGAAGGAAGTGGTCTTATGAAATTTCTTAAAAAATATGGATTAAAGGTGGATTGGTTGAGCAATAATCTTGGATTGATGTGTTCTGAGGCAACACTTCCCACTAGTTCTCTTGCCACAGCAGAGGTAAAAGATAATTTTCATGGTATTAATGAGCAATATGCTCATACGAGATTATATACCGATAGTGATTTTACTTTTTATCTTGATGGGGATTATCGAGTTTTGAAATTTTTTGAGGGTTGGATAGATTATGTTGCCGGTGAAAATAATTATCCAGTGAATAAGCAAGGTGGTCAAGTTTCGGTAGCACATGATGGATATTATAAAAGATTCAATTATCCTTTAGATCCCATTGATGGGTATAAATTGGATGGACTGTATATAACAAAGGGTGAAAAAGATTCAAACGAAAGAGAGAGACCAATTATATCCTATAGATTTTTTCATGCTTTTCCTAAAGCAATTACTTCTATTCCAGTTTCTTATGGAAGTGCAGAAGTTTTAAGAGTTACAGTTTCTTTTGCTTATGATAGGTATATTGTTGAGCAATATAGAGGATGGAATAAAGGTCCTTTTCATGATTATCCTACTAATAAAACAGGATTGAACATTGATGGGGATGATCAAGTAGGTCTTCCTCCTGGCGTGGGGTAATAAATAATCATACCTGAATTGTATCAAACAGTATGCCTTTACCCAAGATTTCGACACCGACATATGAGTTGGAATTGCCTTCAAATGGAAAATTAATTAAATATCGTCCATTTCTTGTAAAAGAAGAAAAAATTCTTATCATGGCACTGGAGAGTGAAGATCTTAAACAAATTTCAAATGCAATTAAAACTGTTATATCAGATTGTATTATTACAAGAGGAATTAAAGTAGATCAGTTATCAACTTTTGATATTGAATATTTGTTTTTAAATGTTCGTGCAAAATCCGTAGGAGAATCTGTAGAAGTAAGTGTAACATGTCCAGATGATGGAGAAACACAATTACAAGTTGAAATTGATATTGATTTAATTAAGGTTCAAAAGAATCCTAATCATAGTAATATTATTAAATTGGATGATAATCTTTCGGTTAAAATGAAATATCCATCTTTAAATCAATTTGTTGAAAGTAATTTTGAAGTTGATAATAAAAATGAACAAGTTGATAAGTCTATTCAAGTGATAGCATCTTGCATTGGTCAAGTATTTACTGATGAAGAATCTTGGGATGCTTCTGATTGTAGTAAGAAAGAATTGAATGATTTCATCGAGCAAATGAATACCAAACAATTTAAGAAAATTGAAGAATTCTTTAACACGATGCCAAAATTATCACATACAATTAATGTGAAGAATCCAAAGACAGGTGTGGAGTCAGAAGTTGTATTGGAAGGGTTAGCAAGTTTTTTCAGTTAGCGCTGGCTCATGAGAGTTTGGAAAATTATTACAAAACAAACTTTGCCTTGATTCAGCACCATAAATATTCATTGACGGAACTAGAAAATATGATACCTTGGGAAAGAGAAATATATGTTTCTCTTTTGCAACAATATATTGAGGAAGAAAATTTAAAACAGCAAAAACAGAGTGGTATTTAGTAGTCAAAGTTTTACGGCACCTACTTTAGATAAAAAACCAAAGTTGGGGAAGAAAATGATTTCTTCTTCAGTTTTTCGTGGTGCCTTTAAATCTATTGGAAAATCGACTACTATCAAAATTCCTAAAGGAATGCAAATAGGGGCAAGTAAGTCTTATGTTGATCCAAGTTATTTAAGAAAAGAAGAAAGCACGCCAATTGAACAAACATTAGTAGAAACAAACAATATTCTTATAGAAATACAAAATCAGTTAGCAACTGATTTTGCTTATAGGATTGCAAAAGAGAAAGAAGATATACAAAAAATAAAAATTACATCTGATAAGGAAAAAAAGAGTAGGGCAGAAGCAGGTGTAGAAAGTGTAAAAAAAATTGGTGGTTTTGTTAAAAATCAAGTTGATAAAGTTACTACTCCTGTAAAAGGATTTTTTCAAAAAATACTTGACTTTTTTGGTGCCATTATTACTGGATTTGTAGTTAATAAGGCGATTGATTGGTTAACAAAACCAGGTAATGCTGAAAAAATAGCGGGGATATTTACTTTTATTGGGAAACATTGGAAACCAATTCTTGCTGTTATTGGCGGTTTTCTTTTAACTAATGTTGTATTAAAAATTTATCGATTATATAAACTTATCCGTGGAGCACTGAGACTTATTGGTATTGGTAGACGTGGTGCTGGTGCTGGTGCTGGTGATGCTATAAGGAGAGGTGGTTTAATTAGAAATGCTGCCGGTGGTAGAAGAGGTGTTAATGTTGAGATGGAAAGAATTACCAGAGCAAAACCTGGTTCTGGTGGACTACTTCATGAGAGAGTAGATGTATATAAGAGAACTAAAAATCCAGTAGCAAAGGCAGTTCAAAAAGCAGAAGTATTATCAAAGTTAGCTGGTAAAAAGGTAGTAAAAGCACTTGGTGCAAAAGGTCTCATGAAATTTTTGAGACCAGTATTTAAAAGAGTACCTGTATTTGGAGCACTAATTGATTTTGCCGTGTCTCTTGCTCTTGGAGAGCCAATAGGTAGGGCAGCAGCAAAGTCGGTTGGTATGTTGCTTGGTAGTGCTTTAGGAACATTAATTCCAATTCCTGGTGTTGGAACATTTGCTGGGGGTTTACTTGGTGACTTTGTTGGTGGTAAAATTTACGATGCAATTGTTGGAGAAAAACAGGAAGATCCTTTAAAAATGAATAGAGGTGGTATTGTTCCTGGACCCAATATTAATAAGGACATTGTGCCAATACTTGCTACTCCTGGAGAGGCTGTTGTCCCTAAAAAAGAAACAGCAAGATTTTCGGGATTTTTATCTGATATTATTAGTAATGGTGGAGAATTATTTGAGAAAATGTTTCTCTCATTGAGAAAACAAGAATATAATAATAATATATTTAAAGAAGCGAATGAAAAATTTGAAGAATCTATAGAAGTGCTTTCCAAGTACTTTAAAAAAGAAACATTAAAAGCGCTTGATCCCAACTTATATAATAAATTATATGGTGCCATTGGAGGACCACGAGATTCAATGGCAAATAAATCTTTGAATCCTGTGAAGAAAAATACTTCAAACATGTCAATGAGATCTATGAATAGGTCTCCATCGATTACAATGTTGCCTCCGATAAGTGCTGCCACTAATTTATCTGCTTCTAAAGTAAATTCAACACCCTCTGGTGGAGATTCGATAATTGCACTTGATGCAGAGGATAATGATAATTTTTATGTTTCATACTACACTGCATCTTCTCTTGGATTGGGAGTGTAATAAATGGAAAGCGTCGAGAATTTAAAACTTAATGTTAGTAATATAAAAAGTGTATTGACTACATCAAATAAAAATTTGAAACAGTTACAAATTAAAAAGACAAGTATATTAAGGAAACAAATACAAGGCGAAAAAAGATTTGAAAGAGAGAAAAAAATAGAGACCCCTAGAATTCCTGGATCCGAACTTGCCAAAGGAATTGTAAGAAAAATTGCAAGTCCTGTTATGGGAGTATTTGATAGAATAATGGGATTTTTCAGTGCTATATTACTTGGATTTGTAGTTAATAATTTGCCAAAAATAATTGCAGAGTTGACTCCTATTTTTGAAACTATGAAACCAATATATGAAGGTTTTATGAAAGGATTGGGATTTGTGATAAATGGAATAGGATTTTTGTATAATTCTGTTGCGCCATTATTTTTTAATGAAAATGAAGCACGAAATAATATTAAAACTGCAGAAGATACACTCAAATTAATTGATAAGGATTTAGATGAAGGTTTTGAATTGTCAAAAGATAATGATAATACTGAATCTGAGACAACTCAAACTCAAGAAGTAAATAATTATACGGATCCTTCTACGCCTGTCATTCAACAACAAACTCAAGTAAAACCGGAAATACAAAAAAGAAATACTGGTGGTTTAGTAAACAAAAGACAAAATGCGAATCTTCCACCAAGAAGAAATAATTATGAAAATGCAAAAACAAATCCTTTAAGGTTATTTGGAAAGGTAACAGAGCAAAACAGCGAAAATGTAAATCTATTTGAAAAAAATAATGATAAATTAGAAGAAATTGCAAAATTATTAAAATCATCAGAAAGGAAAAAATCTATTACTACTAATGATAATAAACCGGCAACTGATAATAAAGTTGTAATTAGTGATGGTAAAATTACCGGACAAATTGTTGGAAGAGTTGGGCATAGTGGGTATACGATCCCAGAAGGTCCAGAGGGTTCTCACATTCACATTGAAACTGGAAGGGGGGAAGGAGGAGCGGGAGGAGAGATTCCTTCATCAGTTTTGAGTAATATTATTGTTGGTGGTAAACCATTGTCTGATTGGCCTCAAACTTCAACAATTGGTGATGGTAGAGGGCACCGTGGATTGGATTATGGTATTCCGAAGGGGACACCAATTACTCTTAAAGGGGGATTGAAACTTGTTGATTATGATACGGTTAGAGATCCAAGTGGATATGGAAATAATATAGTTATTGTGGATAAATATGGAAATTATTATTTAATTGCTCACTTATCCAGTGGACCAGAGAAATCTAAAGATGGTGAAGGTGGGCAGTTAAATAATAGTATAACATCTAGACAAATAATTCCTTTAAGTGACGAAATTAAGAAACAAATTATTATAGTTCCTGTAGAAAAGTTAGTGCCTATTGAAACTCCAGTTCCAGTTACTGGCAATTCTACAAAGGTCTATAGACCTGGTGGAGGAAAAGATTATGGTGGACGACCTTTAAATCCCTGGCAAACGAGAGGACCTCAATAATGAATGCAGCACAAGCAAGTATATTTGAAGAATTTATAATTACATCTGATGACGGAAGTAATTCTGTAAATCTTTATGATGGTCAGATAAGAATTATTAGTTTTGATTACTTTGAATCTATATTATCACCGTGCATTACTGGCACAATTATAATTTCTAGTGGATCTGATGCTGCTGTATCGAGGGAAGATCCCCAAAATAGAGTAGGAAGTATATTATCGCATTTACCTCTTCGTGCAGGATCAATAATATCGACAAAAATACGCACAAAAAATGGAGTATTGAATTTTTCTGGAGATGATTATAAAGTTTTATATGTGACAAAGGTTGTTCCTCTAATCCAAGATTCTAATTCAGAAACAATATCTATAAAGTTTACATCTAAAATTGGATGGTTAAATGAAACTACCAGAATTACACGATCATTTAATGGAAAAATTACCAAATCTGTAGAATCTATATTAACAAAAGAATTGGGTATAAAATCTAATAAAATTTTTATTGAAGAAGCAATCAATAGTCTCACATTTACTGGAATGAGAAAGAGACCATTTGATTTATTAATAGGACTTTTATTAAAACAATCTATACCCCCCAATACAGTAAATCCTGGTTATTTTTGTTATGAAACAAAGAGTGGATTTAATTATGTTTCTATTGATACTTTGATAAATCGAGAGGAATTTAAAATTCCTTATGAATATAATGGCAAAAATATATCATCTTTTGAAACTAAAGATGACAGTGCTGATTTTAAGGTAGCAACATTTTCGACAGAAAAAGATCAAGATTTGTTGATGCAAATTAGATCTGGAATGTATGCTACAAAAAATTTATTTTTCAATCCACTAACTTTTAAATTTACCGAAATTGACATATCTGTGATAACAAATTCAAAGTTTTCTTCATTGGGTAAAAAACAAAAACTTCCAAGAATTTTAGATCAAGATTTCAATGAGGGGAAAAAATATCATCGAGTTCAGTCTGCTATCCTAGATATAGGAAGTAATACAGAAGAAAAAACTCAAAATAATAATCCAGAACTTTACTATGCAGCAGGAACTACTAGATATAATGCATTATTTTCTCAAATTCATAATGTAACAATTCCATCAAATATTTTACTTGAAGCTGGAGATTCGATTATTTTAAATATTGAAAGTATATCTAATGATAAGGTGCAAGGTGTTGATCAAGTTAAAAGTGGTAAATATATAATTAGGGGAATAAGGCATCATTTTACTCCTAAAGTATCTACTACTGGATTAAAACTTATTCGCGATTCTTATGGATTACATTTTAGTAAGAGCAAATAATGGAAGGACTAAATTCGGCACAATTTAATTTTTATGGTTTGGGGACAAATGAGTGGATAGGTATGATATTGCCCTTTGAATCCCAAAAAGATCAATCTACGGGAAAGAAAGGATTTGGTTTTCGTTATCGAGTGGCTATTATGGGTTATCATCCACTTGATAATAGTATAACTGATGAAGAAATTACTTATGCCATAACTGGATTCTCACCTGCTGATGGCGGCGGCGGTGGATCGTGTTATAAAACATCTAAATTGACTCAAGGAGATGTTGTTTTGGGTAAATTTTTAGATGGTGATAATAAACAATTGCCAATTATATTGCATGTTTTATGTAGAACGTCTGATATACAATATGGATATGGATCTGGTAGATTTGATCCAAAAACTGGATTTGTTGGAAGTAGAAAAAAGACATCATTAACAAAAAATCAAGAAACATGTGAACAAAAAGGAATATGCACGCCAAGACTAATACCTGGGAATGGGAAACAAGGTAGAACATCTCCATAAATAATTCAAAAAATATATGTCAGTTTGTGCAGATCCTATCAGTAATACATCTGGTCATGTAGTAATTCTTCCAGATCCTTGTAAAGATAATACCTTTGCGAAGGCAGAAGCATATCTGGAAAACTTTTTTGCTTTGGTAACAAAACCACTTGATTCATCCTCAAGTTTAGATCAAGAATTGAAAAAAACCGTGAAACTTCTTTCTATTGGTATGAAAGGTTTTGTAAATTCTGTTGTGGGAAGATTTCAAGATGAATTGATTGAAAGAATAAAAGGTGGACTTGCAGGACTGGAAAATGCAGTTAGATCTTCATATAAAGGAAATGAATTATTCAAAGCTCTTGATGAATTAGCAAAAAAACAAGGCGCTCAAATTGATCCAGTTGATAATCTGTTTAAGGCACTTGCTTGTTTGGCAAATAAGGTTACGGATGCCGCAGAAAAAATATTCACTGATTTGCTATCACAAGCAGTAAAAAATGTATTGAATGTCCCTATTTGTGCAGTTGAGCAAATATTGGGTGCATTTACTAATAAGATGATAGATATCATTGAGAGCACCGTTTCACCAATATTGGAACCGATTAAGAATGCATTAGAATTTGTTTTTGATGTAAGAGATTTTCTTGTTGGTGTAGTGAAAACATTGAGAAAGGTTGAAAATCTTTTAAATTGTAATGAGAAGAAAAAGTGTCCTCCATCTACAAAATATAAAATCAATCAAGGATTGTTGAGAGATAGGGGAGAAGGAGAGCAGAAAGACGCCTTTGATAGAATATTTGCAAAAGGAGCACTGTCAAGAGGTGCTGCAAATCTTGCAAATGATTTTGAAAATCAATATGGATCATGGTCTATATTTGGCGAGACCCTAGAAAATGCTGATCCAAATTCGGGTTGTTATACTGGAAATGTTGTCAGTTGTGGCACACCAAATGTAGAATTTTTTGGTGGTGATGGTGCAGGAGCATTTGGAAGAGTAATACTTGGCAATATTATTAATGAAGTTGATAGTGAAGGTGTAATTGATTCTGCACAAAGGACTGCAAGTATTGTTGGTGTAGAAATTCAAGATCCCGGAAGTGGATATACAACTCCACCAATTGTATCTTTTACTGATGCATGTGATAAGGGATATGGTGCATATGGCAGAGCAAACATAGATACAAATCCTAGTTCTCCAACTTATGGTCAAGTTACTTCTATAAGTATTATTAGTAAAGGAGAAAATTACCCAACGGAAGGTCTTATTGAAGATCCATTATACATTGAAGATATTGTAATTGAAAATCCCGGATCTGGATACTCTGAAGGTGATTCTGCTCAAGGGATTAAATTAACAATTCGTGATGGTCAAATTGTTGACACTGAAATTGAAAACTTAGGATACAATGGATTGCCTGACCTAAATATCAACAGTAACACTGGGTTTGGAGCTGTGCTAAGACCAATAATGGCAGTTGTTCCGCCACAGAGAGAAGTTATTCAAGTTATAGATTGTGTGAGGTAACATATGGCAAATTCTGATAGTTTATATCGAGAGGTTTGTAGTCCAAAATTAGTTATTGAGTCGAATTCTGAAGAGCAAACTACTGCCGGTAAATGTGCCTTTTCTATTAAAAGTGAAAACGAGTCTGGTATTCGTTGCTCACAAGGATTGTATGAAAATGGGATGTTTCATCAAGGAACAGAAGGACGGTTTGAAATAGAGTGTGGAGATAAAAATAGAGATGGACAACCAGATTTTACTTTAATTGCACATAATGGCAATATTCATTTTAATGCTGATAGTGGATCATTCGTTGTAGGTGCAGAAACAATTACTTTAAAGGCAACAGATGAAATTGTAATAGATGCTCCTTCAATTAGAATTGGAAATAATGAAGGGCAAACAAATAAAATTGAACTTCATGCACAAAATTTGATTCCTGTAGAGAATGGAAAAATAAAAAAATTTGAATTGAAAGAAGCACTAATGTCTTCAAGCACAGTTGCATCTTTTAAAGGGTCATTAGCTTCTGGAAATCCAAAATTAAAAGCATAAAAAATGGGAATACCAAGAATAAATCCAGATTTTTCTCAATTAGGTAATTCGATATTTGAAACCGTATATATTTACGATAAACTTTATGCGAATGAAATTGTTGTAGATAACACAATTTTTACTGGTGATGTTAATCTTGATGTTTTACGAGTAAGAAAATATTTTAGTGTAGGTACTAAGGAAAAACTTTTAAATGTTAATGATAATACTAAAAGAATTGGAATTAACACATTAAATCCTGATAGATCAATTGTTGCGATTGGTAATGTTGGAATAGGAGGAACGGTTGATATTAATGGTGGTAGGGTAGGTATTAATTCTGATTATATTGATCCAACAGGCAATAGAGTTCTTGAAGTTGGTGGAAGTATAAAGATCACAAAATACATTTATGATCAATTTGATAAAAGAGGTAATAATACAAACGTTCTTTCTGTTGATGCAAATGGAATTTTCTGGAAAGAATTAAGTACAGAAGTTCAGGAAGGTGTCTTTTTACAAGAAGAAGGTGTTGAAGTAGGACAAGGGGTTTCTTTCACAAATATTAATTTCGTGGAGAGAAACAGTCTTGGTATTTTGACCGAGACTCTGGGAATTACATCTTCCGGAATTTTAGGACTTGCCACTATATTTTCCAATGATTATTGGGGAAATGCAATAGGTGGTGACAAGGCAGTTGCCGATAATAACATTTATAGAATGACCAATGTTGGTATTTTTACCAATAATCCATTAGTTGCACTACAGATTGGTAAAAATACTTCTGGTGTGGTTGCCATTACATCGGAGGGTAATCTTGGAATAGGAACTACAAATCCAAGATTTCCTTTGGATGTTTATGGCGGTGTCTCTATTAGTGGTGTAACAACTCTTGCATCTGATGGAGGTATTACAACAACCGGTGGAGACTTATTTGTTGATAATGGTCTTTCTGTAGGAGGTGCTGCTACTATAGGAGGTGCTGCTACTGTAGGTGGTGAATTATTTGTTAAAGATGATTTATCTGTTTTTGGTGGAGATATAAAAACTAATCAATCCACATTTAACTTATTAAACACCACTGTAACCACATTAAATCTTGGTGGTGCTGCAACTTCTATTGAGATAGGTAAGAATGATGCTACGGGCATTATAAGCATAAATTCTACGAAGGATTCAACCAGTAAAACAACAGGCGCATTAGTTGTTGATGGTGGTGTAGGAATTGCAAAAAGATTAACCGTAGATAATGTAAGTATTGCTAATACAGTTGGTGTTGGAAGTACTGCATATTTTGAGGATGAAGTTGATATTGATGGCACTCTAATACTAAATTCTTTTATACAGGATGTTAATGATTCTACTGGTGGCGATAAAGATTATCGTCTTGCTGCAGTTGGAAGTGGTGTTTCTTGGAGACCTTCTGGTGTTCAAACAAAGAGAACTATTTGGGTTTCGGAGAGTGGTAACGATGCCAATAGTGGATTACTTGAGGGTGATGCAAAAAGAACAGTTGGTGGTGCAGCAGCAATAGCAGAAGCGAGTGATACAATTGTTATAAGACCCGGAACATATGATGAAAACAATCCAATTGGATTAAGAACTGACGTATCTGTTACAGGTCAAGATTTGAGATTGGTTACAATCAGACCTCAAAATTTGATGCGTGATATTTTTCATGTAAGAAGAGGATGTCTCATTGAGAATTTGAATTTTGCCTGTAAAAATAATGATGGAGATCCAAATGACAATGGAGTAAGTGTTGCAAATACTGGAGGAGGAGCAGTTGCATTTCCTCCAACACAAACAGACATTGATGCCGGGACTGCATATCAAGCGGTAAGTGGATTTACTGATGTTGGACCAGCAACAGAAGGTCCTACGGGAAGATGGAGAAGTCCATATATTAGAAATTGCACAAACTTCATGACCAAAAGTATTGGCATGAAGATTGATGGTAATCATGCCACAGCATCAAGTGATGGTGCTAATTTGAAATCAATGGTTTGTGATTCATTTACTCAATACAATGAAGCAGGTATTGGAGTATCACTTACCAATGAAGCATATGCCCAATTAGTTTCTATATTTACAATTAATAATGATATAGGAATTTATGCTGATACTGGTGCTCAGTGTGATTTGACTAATTCTAATTCTTCCTTTGGAAATTATGGATTGGTTGCAGTTGGATTGGGAGCAACTCAATACACTGGTTTTGTTACTTCTAATACTGCTGGAGTTGCTTATGATTTTAATAACACCGATATTATAGTTGGCACTGCTGTTACCGACAGATCCAATGTATATCAAAGACCTTTTGATGGGCAGGCAGTTTGGTTTGCGATTGATCTTGCAAACTATCCAGATGCAACTCCACCAAGTGGAAGCACAATACTTCCATCTCCTATGAGAGAAGTTGAGAGAATTGATTTAATACCTAATGCTACTGGTAACTCTGGATTTAGTGCTGCTTCTCCTCCTAATGTGATTATAGAAGATTTTGATGATACTTTAGTTGAACCTAAAGGTCCTCAATCTATTGCTGCTCAAGCAACTGCAACTGTAAGTGCAGGAGGATCCATTACCCAAATTAATTTAATTAGTAATGGTAGAAATTATCTTCCAACTCAAAATATAGTTGTTAGTATTAATGGAAATACTGGAATTGCGACTGCTATCATGAAACCTATCTACTATACAGTTTCTGAAGCGGGCGATTTCAATTCTGTGGGTATGACGACTATAACCTTTAATGAATTTATACCATATGAATTATTTGAAGGAGATCCAATTTATTTTGCAAGAATAAGTCGTATTCTTACATCTTCACATTCATTTGAATACATTGGTACTGGGACCACTATAAATAGTGCGTTACCCTTTGAGGGTGCAGTTCCAATCAAAGCTAATGAAGTTGATGCCAGAGATGGAGCACAAATTCCGTTTACTAGCACCGACCAAAAAGGAAATTTTGATATAGGAGAGGGGATACAAATCGACCAAACAACGTCAACAATTAGAGGTAGAGATTTTAGTAGAGCAGTTCAGGCAGAAATTACACCATTAATACTTGCATTAAATTAATATGGCAGTAGCACCATTAAATAAATTTATAACTGTAGCAGTACCGGTTGCACCTGGAATTAATACTGTATATACAACTCCTGTTGGTGTAAGTGCTATTGTATTATATGCCGGAGTTTCAAATGTTGGTTTAGGAACGACTACTTCATATCCAACAGTAACGTTTACGCACCAAAGAAAATCCACGGGAACAAGAACATTTGGTAATACCAGAGATACGAGAATTGTAAAAGATATTGAGGTGCTACCGAATGATACATTGTTTCTTATTGATGGAAGATTAGTCTTAGAAAGAACTGCTGCTGTATCGGATTCATTGACTATTATTAGTGATCAGCATGGTGTCAGAGATATTCAGGGTGTTGAATATCATGCTCCTAATGGGGTAACTACTGTAACTACCACAACTCCTCATGGATTCCAAGTTGGTGATGAGATTACTATGGCAGATATTCAATTCACTTGTACGGGAGATGGATACGGAATAACCACAACGTTTTTCCCCTCACCACAGAGAAGTTTTACTGTAGATGTATCAAATACTCCAACAACTTTTGAAGTAAATTCTGGTAAGAGTGTTGGCATTGCTCACAATCATGTTAGTGGAACAGGAAAAGTAGCACCCTTAAGATTGGAATTAACCCTTAGTATTCTTGAAAATAGTCTTGCATAACAATGGCAAAATATTTAAGCGGAAGAGTAAAAAGAAAAGAACAATCCAAAGTAGCAATTTCTACGGATCGCTACCGTTATCTTGGACTTAATGAAACTGAACCAAATTTAGGTGATCCTCTTTCCGGGACATTTCAAGACACTCCACCTGCTGGTACAAGATATCAAATAGTTTCCGTTGAAGGATATCCTGGAGAAAGATATTGGATTCCTGTTGAGGGTGGAATCATTCCAGGATCTATTACTGTCTATGATGAATCTACTAAACTTGTTGGTAATATTAGTAGTATAACTCAACTCAATTTTATTGGTGCTGCTATAACTGCAACATCAGATTCATTTAAAGAAACAACATTAACTTTAAGTGGCAATCATAGTTTTTCTGTTGGTTTAGGTATTACACAGGGTAACAATAATGTTACTGGTTTTGTAAAATATTCTACAACAACAGTTGGATATGTTACTGTCACTAATGTTGAGGGATCGTTTGCTCAAAATGCAAGTGATGAAATTTATGAGGATGGAGTAACCACTGGATTAACCGTAGATTCTTTATCTTCGATTATTGAGACTGGAGTTAAAGCAGACATAACTGTTTCTCCACAATTCTTTTCTGAAAATAAAGAATTAATATTTAATGATAATGGGGAATTTAATGGTGCTAGTGTTTATTGGGATAAGTCTAATACACGATTAGGTATTAATAGTAGTGATCCTGCACATACTTTAGATGTTACAGGAGATATTGATGTAAGTGGTAGCATTAAAGTTGGAGCAACTATCTATGATAGTGATGGTGATCCAGGAACTGACGGGCAAATTCTTGCGAAGGGAGCAGGAAATCCTGGGACAATAGATTGGGTTCGTTTGGAATCTATTATTACTGGTGCTGGTGGAACAATTGGTAATATTCAGTTTCATGGCACTACTGGATTGGTTCAGGGTGATAATGAATTAAATTTCAATCCTTATAATGAGTTTATTGGTATTGGTACTAATGATCCGGCACAGAAGTTTCAAGTTGGAGTAGATGGAAAAAGATATACAACAAAGAAATTAACTTTAGATAGTGCTATAGGTGATAATTATAGTGCAGGAGATTTAGTTCAATTGAGAACGGCAGCTTCTCCATTTGGACTGCAGGATATATTTGGAACTCTTGTATATGATGTGCCTTCTGCCGGAACAGCACTAACGGTTAGAAATAGTAATTACGAAACAAAAGGAACTCAATGGAGTTCTTTTACTGGTAATGGGTATAGAATATACTTTAATAACACTCTTTTAGCTACTGGCAGGTATATAACTTCTGTTGCAAATGATGCCACCATACCAGAAACTACCTACGAGGGAGATGATGTCTTTGTAGTTACTAGCACTGGTGATGTTGGTATTGGCACAGTAAATCCAAGGACAAAGAGAGATTCTACGACAGTTAATTTAGATGTTGCCGGTGATGTTTTATTTAAAGGTGATAATAACTATGATCTTCACTGGGACAAGAGTGCTTATAGTTTAATACTCGATGATAATGCCAAGTTTGCCGCAGGCACTGACTCTGATTTAGAAATATATCATAATGGCACTACTGGATATATTGAAAACAACACCGGACATTTTTATATTAGAAATGCTGGGTCAAATATTAATTCAGACATTTATATTCAGGCAAGAAGTGGAGAAAATAGTATTATTTGTAACGATGATGCTGGCATAGATCTTTATTATAATAATAGTAGAAAAGCATATACAGATATCAGTGGTTTTCGTATAGATGGTAGATTATATGTTGATCACAGCACATCAGAGTTTCATGGAGATGTAATATTTGATGGAAATACTGCTGGTCGTGATATTTACTTTGATGTGAGTGAAAACTCTTTATATGCTTATGATAATGCAGAATTTCGTGTAGGGACAACTGCCGACCTACGAATTTACCATGATTCTACACTCACCAAAACATATGTTGGGTTAGATTCTAGTGGTGGTAAGACATTAGACTTCGTTTCTTTTGATAATAATCTTGGCATAAGCACTGCCATGAGAGTGACACATGTTAATAGTGGAGATAATTATAATACTTATGTAAATCTATACTATAATGGAGTTGAAAAATTAGAAGTAACGGAAAATGGTATTGATGTAACGGGTCATGTAGAAACCGATACATTAAATGTTTCTTCTGCATCAACTATTTCTAATATTAAGATTGGTGGTCTTGGTGGAAATCTTTCTAATACAATAGATACAACTTCTGGAAATTTAATTATTAATGCTCAAGGTGGTTCTAATACAATTGTTACTGATAGCGAACTGCAAATTAATAGTACTGAACCAACCACTGGTAATAATGATGGTGCTTTAATTGTTGCTGGTGGTGTTCATATCAGAAGTGATTTGATATTATGTAATGATCCTGATATCGTGGATACTATTGACCCCGTTAAAGTTGGTATTGCAACAAGAACTCCTGTTGATAGACTTCAAATAGGATCACGGAACGAATTTATACCAGTTGTAAATACAAATACTGGAGATCTTGCTGCTCCTGTTGGTGGTTTGGGTACCAATGAAATTACTGGAATCACAATATCTGGATCTGGTATTGTATTGGGACAAGAAGTAAAATCTGGATTCCATACAGTTGGCACGAAGATTTCAAATATTGTTGGAAATACAATTATTGTTGATACTTATGCAACTAATACTGTAGCACAAACTAATGTTCCTATTACTTTTGGTATAAGAAATGATAGTGCTGTTATTGCTATTGGACAAACCGGTTCTGTTGGAATAGGCACTACAAGTGCCGAAGCAAAATTAGATGTTCGTGGTAATTTACAAGTTACTGGAATTGCATCAGTCAGTGAAACTATAAAAGTTGGTGCGGCTGTAACGATTTCATCAAGTGGAGATACATTCATATCTGGTATCACATCTGTAGGCACTGGTGTGACCATTACTCCATCTAATGGAGGTATTGCCGTCACCGGAATTATAACAGCAACTGGTGGATTTATTGGCACAGTTAATAGTAGTGATATTGTTGGTGATATAACAGCAACTAATATTAATGTTACCGAAGAAAGTACTGATGCCGAGTGTAATATAGTTTTTGTAACCGCATCTAATGGAATTCTTCCACCAAAAACTAATGCCAACTTAACTTATGATTCAAGTACTGGAAAATTGCAATCTGCTAGTTTTGAGGGTGATGGATCTTTACTGACTGGTGTTATTGGTGTAGGCACTGGCGTTGAACTTCAATCAAATGGAACTTCGGTTGGAGCTGCAGCAACAATTAATTTTAGTGGAGGATTTAATGTATTACTTTCTACTTCAAGTGGTGTTGCGACAGTAACTCCAACAGCAACGGATAGAAGTGTTTTCTCTCATTATTCTGATTATGCAAGTCATAGTGAAACATCAAATTATGCATACGGTATTGTAGGTATTGCAAACACTTCTTACAATGAAGTAGGAATACTTACTGCAAATTCATCTTCTGCAGATAGTTTTGGATGGTCAGTAGCAACCAGTGCTGATGGCAAGACTATTGTTGTTGGAGATCGCTTTGGTGATGGTAATGCAACAGATTCAGGCGCAGTTTATGTCTTTGATCGTGAAGGAAATACCTATAGTCAAGTAGGTGTCTTGACAGGTTCTTATTCTACCGATAATTATGATAATTTTGGACAAGCAGTAGCAACCAGTGCCGATGGTAAGACCATTGTTGTTGGTGCTTTTGATGATGAAACTTCTGGCACTACTGGTTATGGTCTTGTTTATGTTTATGATCGTGTTGGAAATGACTTTAATGAAGTAGCAATTTTAACTGGTTCTTATGCCACCGAATCTTTTGATTACTTTGGATGGTCAGTAGCAACCAGTGCCGATGGTAATACTATTATTGTTGGTGCTTATGGTGATGAAACTTCTGGCACTACTGGTCATGGTCTTGTTTATGTTTATGATCGTGTTGGAAATGACTTTAATGAAGTAGCAATTTTAACAGCATCTGATCAAGGTGCAGGTGATTCTTTTGGACAGGATGTTGCATGTAGTGTTGATGGTAAGACTATTGTTGTTGGTGCTGGTGGTCATGACGATCTTTCGGGACATACATCTTCAGGCGCAGTTTATGTCTTTGATCGTGTTGGAGATGATTTTAATGAAGTAGGAATTTTAACAGCATTTGACAGTAATAATTACTACTTTTTTGGAAATGAAGTAGCAACTAGTGCTGATGGCAAAACTATTTTTGTTGGTAGAAGTTCTATTTCTGCTAATCAACCTGGTGCTGTTTATGTTTATGATCGTGTTGAAAATGACTTTAATCAAGTAGGAATTTTAACAGGTTTTTATGCCGATGATGATGATCAATTTGGGATCTCTGTGGCATGTAGTGCCGATGGTAAGACGATTATTGTAGGAGCTCAAAGTGATGAGTATCCTGGTTCTGGCAATGGTTCTGGTCTCGTTTATGTTTTTAATCGTCAGGGAAACAACTTTAATGAAGTAGGAATTCTCACCGGATCTTATGCTTCTAATACTGGTGATTATTTTGGACATTCTGTAGCAACCAGTGCCGATGGTAAGACCATTATCGTTGGTGCTTACAATGATGAGATTAATAGTGAACAAGGTCTTGTTTATGTTTTCGATCAAAATGTAAATACAAAATCACTTTTAAGGACTATAGATGAAAAAAATATAATTATAGAATCTAATTTAACAGTAACGGGTGATATTAAAGGAACTGCAGATAATGCCGATAGAAGTATTTTCTCTTCCTATTCCGATTATGCAAGTCATAGTGAAACATCAAATGGATCTTATAATCTTGTAGGTATTGGATCAACTTATATTGAAGTAGGTGCTATAGAACTTGATAATCCTAACTCTAACGATGAATTTGGACACACAGTAGCAACCAGTGCTGATGGTAAGACCATTATCGTTGGTGCTCCCGATCATGATACTAATTCATTATCAAATGTAGGTGCAGTTTATGTCTTTGATCGTGAAGGAAATACTTATAGTCAAGTAGGTTTCTTTACTGGTTCTTATGCTACCAGTAGCAGCGATTATTTTGGACAAGAAATTGCATGTAGTGCCGATGGTAAAACCATAGTTGTTGGCAACCAATATAGTGAATTACCAGGATCGGAGTCGAATAGTGGACTTGTTTATGTCTTTGATCGTGTTGGAAATGATTTTAATGAAGTCGGTATCTTAACCGGTTCTTATGCTTCTCAAAATAGTGATAATTTTGGATCGTCAGTAGCAACCAGTGCCGATGGTAAGACTATTGTTGTTGGTGCTCTTCTGGATGAGAAGGGTGTTGATAGTGTTGATGGCGGAGGTGTAGTTTATGTCTTTGATCGTGTTGGAAATGATTTTAATGAAGTAGGTATTCTAACAGTATCAAGTGGTGCATTTGTTTTTGATTATTTTGGATATTCTGTAGCAACCAGTGCCGATGGTAAGACTATTGCTGTTGGTGCGTATGGTGATGAAAGTGGCGTAACAGTAACTGATGTAGGTGCAATTTATGTCTTTGATCGTGTTGGAAATGATTTTAATCAAGTAGGTATTCTAACAGCATCTTACGATACCGTGCGCTATGACTTTGGACGCGAAGTAGCAATCAGTGCCGATGGTAAGACTATTATTGGTAGTGCTTATTATGAGTCTGGGACCGGTGATCCTACTAAAGGCACTGTTCATGTCTTTGATCGTGTTGGAAATGATTTTAATGAAGTAGGTATTCTAACAGCAGGAACTGAATATGCTGATAATCATGATTATTTTGGATGGTCAGTTGCATGTAGTGCCGATGGTAAGACTATTTTTGTTGGTGCTCCCAATGATGAATATTCATCTACTTTTACTACTGGCATTGTTCATGTTTTTAATCGTCAGGGAAATAACTTTAATAAAGTAGGTATTATAACCGGTTCTTATGCTACTAATCTTGCTGATAAATTTGGATACGCAGTGGCATGTAGTGCAGATGGTAAGTCTGTTATTGCTTCTGCTCTCAATGATGAGATTGGAGGTACTAGTGCTGCCGGTGTCGTTTATGTCTTCGATCAAACAACAGTTGCCAGAGATGCAATTACGGCAACAGATACTGGTGTTTTAATTACCGGAGATCTCAATGTAACTGGTGATATTACTGCATTCTATACTTCTGATGAAAGATTAAAGGATAATATCACTCCAATTGATGATCCTTTGGCAAAGGTAATATCAATTAGTGGTAACACATTCGATTGGAATCAAAATTCCAATAAGTCTGGTCATGATGTTGGTGTTATTGCACAAGAAATAAAAGAAATTCTGCCAGAAGCTGTTACTGAAAGAGATAATGGGTATCTTGCGGTTGATTATTATAAAGTAATTCCTCTCCTAATTGAGGCAATCAAGGAACTTTCTGAAGATAGAAATATCATAACTTCTAAAAACGGAGTTAAGTATCGTTTCGTTGTTGACGATGATGGAAACCTATCAACTGAGAAGGTCTAGGACACTCACCCGACTGGCACACACCCCTTGACCACCCGGTCCAGATGCCCTATAATATGGGGGTAATCAACGGAACAGCATGAACGAGTACGTCAAAGGCATTGTGATCGACATTTGCTCTCGCTCTTTCCTTCTGCTCAGCAGCGAAGGAGATGAGAAGTTCGTAGAGTGCGATACTGTCGATCAATTTATGAATGTCCTCGAAGTTGTAACTGCCAATTTGGAAGAAG